TGCAACCTCACGGCTGGGACTCACACTCCAGGGCGACTTTCACGCACGACCACTCACATTGGTGATACATCTACTATAACACCTTCACCGCCCTTGTGACGTAACTAGTATGTGAATGTTTTCACAATGTGTGTGTATGGAGTGTGTATGGAATGTGTATGTGCTACTCTAGATGTATGTGTGCAACTTGCGGCTGTGGCCGACCTAAAGACAAGCATGGCGAAAAGATTTTGGCTAAGGCAAACAAGAAGTACTCCAAAGTAAAACCAAAACCTAAACCAAAGCGGCCTTGATTTTTCGCAGCCGCCGCCGCGACAATACCGTCACCTCTCTTCGCCTTGGATGGCGTAGAAAACGCAGACGAGACTATAAGGCTCTCTGGAACGCGGACGGCACGCCACGCTCCTAGAGCAGTTTTGCACCTCGGTGCTAAAAATAAAAATTTTTTGGCTTTTCGTGTGCTACACTCAGGGGTATGAATAAACACATAGCCCCACACATCACAGCACTCCTTACAGGGGCAGGTGCTGTGCTATCAGTAGTACATCCAGGCTTCAGTCTTCCTGTAGGAGTTCAAGGACTTGTAGCATCACTTTGCGTATTGGCTTCTACCTTTACCGAAGCACTCCACTTTGTGCGCAAGCACAACCTTGAGAGCAACATTGCACTAGCAACTCACCTTGCTGGTACCGTGGCTTCAACAGTAGAAACAGAAACTAAGGCATAATGTCACATGGGGAGATAATTGAAAGTTCACTAAAAGCGTGGATAGATGAGAACCTCCCTAAGTTCCTCAACCGTATAAACGAGGAACTGCCAACAGACGCACCATGGGAGATGCCGGTCGTGGAGGACTATGTCCTCGTAATTGCCGTTAAGGATTACAACGACGGACTCGGCGGCATCTTTACCATTGGTGACTCCAACGTGCCTGGATACAGGGTGCGTGGTTTGATTGCAGACGCATTGAACTCATAAATGGCTGTAACACCAGTACAAAGGAAGAAATATTTTGAAGCACGAGCGGCTGGATTCTCCATTGCAGAAAGTGCTCGAAAGGCTAAGTTCTCAGAGGCCACAGCCTACCGAGTCGAAAAAGCCGCTCAAACCCTTAGAACCGACGAGGGACTAGATAGTTCTGCTCGTGACTATCGTGAACGTAAGACCGAAGCAAAACTGCAAGGTCCTATTCCTTACGACAAACTAAGTGACGAAGCCAAATTAGCACTTGAAGATTTTGGTTACTTTCGTGAGAGGTACTTTGGCCGTGTGTCTACGCCATGGCAAGAAGAAGCAGGTATGGCACTTGTAGATTTACTTGAGTCAGAACAAAAAGAATACGTGGTTATGAACATGCCACCTGGTTCTGGTAAGACAACTCTTCTCCACGACATTACCTGTTGGGTTATTTGTCGCAACCGTTCCACACGACTTCTGACCGGCAGTGCGACTATGTCCCTAGCCAAGCGAAACTTGATGCGTGTGCGCCGTTCATTAGAACGTGTTATTCCAGAACAAGCCGATGAAATGCTTAAAGCCCGTGGGCAAGCACTTGATGCTATTACTACAATGGCTCACGACTTTGGACGCTTCAAGCCATTGGAAAAAGAACTGTGGACCAACGAAGCGTTTATTGTTATGCAGCCAGAAGAGATGGGTGCTATTTCTGAAAAGGAGCCAACACTAAGTGCCTACGGTATGGATAGTGGTTTCATCGGAGGACGTTTCGATGGTTGTTTCTGGGACGACCTTGTGGACCCTCGCAAAGTCCGTTCTGCAGAAATGCGAGAAGCAATGGAAGACTGGTACCAAGATGTGGCAGAGACCCGACTTGAACCTGCAGGTATGCTTGCTCTTATTGGTCAGCGTTTGGCTCCTGACGACCTTTATCGCTTTGCTTTAGACATGGTGCAGCCTCTCGACGAAGAGGCAGAAGAAGCCATCGATGAAATGACTGAAGAAGAAGCGACACTGCTTCGACGTGACAAAAAGTACAAACACTTAAAATACAGGGCACACTATGAAGAAAAATGTAATCCAGATAATCACAAGCGTTCGGCTCTTGCTTACCCCGAGGGTTGTCTTTTGGACCCACGCCGTCTCGGATGGCGAGACATTTCTAACCTTATGTCCAACCGAGGAGAACGCTTTGCTGTTGTATACCAACAGGAAGACCTGGCGCTAGATGAAGTTCTTGTCAGGAATGAATGGGTCTACGGGCACGGGAACAGTCCCGGGTGCATTGACCATGAACGTGACCGTTGGGAAATACCGCCAGGTATTTCTGCATCAGACTGTATTGTGGTTGCAACCGCAGACCCTAGTCCAACAAATTACTGGTCAATCCAGTGTTGGCTATACCACAAAGAATCTGAACAAAGGTTCCTCCTTGACCTCATACGTAGTAAAATGGAAGCCCCGCAGTTTTTAGAGTACAACTACAACGAAGGCGAATTTACTGGGGTTATGGAAGATTGGCAGAGATTGTCTATTTCTATTGGGTTTCCTATTCAAGTGTGGATTGTGGAACAAAACGCAGCCCAGCGATTTATGTTGCAATATGACCATTTTAAACGTTGGCGACAATTACGTGGAGTGGAGATTATTCCTCACAACACTACTAGCAATAAATCTGATGCCAACTACGGAGTTACGACGATTTCTCAACATTGGAAGTTTGGTCGTGTAAGATTGATGGGTAAGGGCGAAGGTAAGGTTCGGTCAATGAAATTAATTGACGAAGTTACTAGATACCCCCACGGACGTACGGATGACTGTGTAATGGCGGAATGGTTCTTTGAATGGAACCTTCCTAATCTTTACATGCCTCAAACTAGGTCCGTGCAAGCATGGCGACCAAAATGGGTAAAAAATACCCAACTAACTAATTTGAGGTTTTAGATGCCCCTTTCTCCTGACAACGACAAAGCCTCCGGGCAGATTGTTCAAATGTATCAGGAGCGTCGCACACAACGTAGCGGTACGTTTCGACGCATGCAAGAAATACGTGACCATTACAACGGTGATGTTATTGTTCCACTGCCGGAACTAGACGAAGCAGAAAAGCCTGCAATCCCAAACCTCATTGCTCAAGGTATTGACTCTTTCGCTATGCGAGTTGCTTCAATGCTTCCTGACATTCAATATCCTTCACTTCGCCCAGGTATCCAGGTTTCTGAAAACAAAGCCCGTGACCGTCGTCTTGCCAACATTGGTTGGTGGGACATGAACAAGATGGCTGTTAAATTACGTCGTCGCAGCCGTCACCTTACTGCTTACGGTATGTCTGCTGTATCTCTTTCTCCTGTATCACTTGACCCACAAGACAGACGACGTATTCCACACTGGCGTGTACGCAATCCTCTTGCTACATATCCTGCTCCAATGATTGACCCGGACAACATGGAACCAGTTGACTGTATTTTTGCTGACCGTCGTCCTTTGGGTTGGATGAAAGAACACTACCCACAACAGACTTCTATTCTTTACAAGGGTGACAAGCATGACACTGACATGTTTGAAATTCTTGAATACCTTGATGCCAGCGAAACAGTTCTTGTAGCCGTTGGTGCCGAGAAGCAAAAAAACCAAGGTTTTACACAGGAAACAGGAAAAGGTGTAGCAACACACATTATTCTTGAGCGTATTCCTAACCGTGCAGAGATTTGCCCAGTAGTTATTGCTGGACGTATTACTCTTGACCGCCTTCAAGGTCAGTTTGACCAAATGCTTGGCATGTACCAACGTGAAGCCAAGTTGGACGCACTCAACACTATTGCAGTATTCCGCAACGTGTTTCCTGACGAATGGGTTGTATCACCTGCCAACGCACCAACCTCACCACGTATTGTGCAAGAGGCTGACGGTAAAATGGGTATTCGAGGTATCTTGGACAAAGGACAAATTCAAATTGTCCATCCACAGCAAACCCAAGATGCACCGATGGCGCTTGACCGCCTTGAGCGAGCACAACGCCTTACGGCTGGTATTCCTGCCGAATTTGGAGGCGAGTCAGGTTCTAACATCCGTACCGCTCGACGTGGTGCTTCCGTCCTGTCTAGTGCAGTTGACATGCCACTCCAGGAATACCAGGAAATCTTTGCTAACTCAATGGAGTTAGAAAACATGCGTGCAGTTCAAATTATGAGGTCGTACTACGGCAACAAGCCAAGTATGTTCTTTATGGGTGGCGATGGCAAAGTTGTTAGCGAAGACTACACACCAAACGAAACATTCGAAACAAATCTTTCATACGTTAAATATCCAATGCCTGGTTCTGACATTAACGGTCTTGTGGTTTCACTTGGTCAACGTGTTGGTATGGGAATCATGTCTAATGAGACAGCCCGTATTATGGACCCAGCAATTGAAGACCCACAATTGGAAGCAGACCGTGTTGAGATGGAAGGTCTACGTAAAGCACTGTTAACAGGTCTTGAGCAGCAGGCTTCTGCTGGTTCACTTGACCCAAGCATTATTGCTCGCATTGCCAAAATGAAAGCACAGCGTCACGTTACACTTGAAGATGCAGTTGCTAAAATTCATGAAGAAATGCAAAAGGAACAAGCAGATAAAGCCAACGCTATGCAACAGCAACAGGGTGGTATGCCCCAGGGTATGCCGCAGGGTATGCCGCAAGGTATGCCAGGCATGGGTGGGCCAGAACAGGCACCACAAGGTGCTGCTCCAGAAATGCAGCCAGGTATGGGTGTATCACCAGAAAACCCAATTCAACCTGGTGCTCAGCAAGCACCTCAAGGACAACCAGATGTACGTCAACTATTAGCAAGTCTAGGTGGACAAGGAGTATAATAAATGCCAAGAACAGGTAAAGGCGGCTCACGTCAAGGAACTCCAGGTACAGCGTACGGCAACCGTACAGATTTAAACCTTCCTAAAACTACTGTGCCTAATCAAGAATACGGAAAAGCAACACAACAGATGGCTGCACAATCTGCAGTACCTATGGCTTCTTCTCCTCAATCATCAGCATTGCCTGATGCTGCACAGCCAAAACAAGCAGTAACACCTGGTTCGCTTTCATTTCTTCACCCAACCGAAAGGCCAAGTGAACCAATCACTGCTGGTATTAATCAAGGTCCTGGACCAGGAGCAGAAGCAATTGCTCCTTTGCCAAAAAACATTATTTCAGATTCTTTGCTTCACTTGGTCAATGACCCTAACGCTAACTCTGCGACTTTTGACCTTGCTGCTACCGCTCGCTTGTTTGGTCTTTAATGTCTGACGGAAAAGTAAATCCAATTCCGGTACAACCTACTGCCCCAGTTGCAGGTCCAAAGGGTGTAAACCTTGGTGCCACTATGCAGTACCAGGACCAAATGAACGAATACAACAAACAGGTGGACACAGGTGCTTGGAAAAGCCTTAACCAACAACAACACGATTATCTTACAACTGCTTACAGAAACTACCCTGGTATTTTTAAGAACCCTGCTTTAGTAACAGGTCTTCTTAACAACACAGGACCAATGACTGGTGTAACACTTCCTGAAGCAACTAAGGCTTTGAAGTTTATGGCGTTGTACAACAATGCAACTTCTCCTTATTACAACAACCAAAACCCTACAGGATTCACTGGACAAGTTTGGAACGGTGTTAAAGGTTGGTGGAAGGGAATGACTAACCCTACCAACTGGAAATCAGCCGGCAGTGATGTTGTAAAAATTGGTGAACACATGTATGACTCGGGTCACGAGTTTTTTAAAAACGGTATTCACCAATACGGTGTTGGAGGGTTCCTAACTCACGAAGCATCAGTCTTTGGTGAATCAGCAGCAAATGCATTACCAGCATTGGCTAAAGCCACAGGCAGCATGGTTGAACGCATAGGTAAGTCTGCTATTGAATCTACTGGCGTTATGGGTGCTAAAGGATACGAAGACCTTTATCACACCGTGGCTAATCTTGCTGAAAATGTAAACCCTTGGAGCCAAAAAAATGCTTATTTTATGGCGGCTCACGTTATGGCTTACTACGAAAGCATGATTAAGAAGCACGGTCTTGTTTATGCCGCAGGAAACGTTGCTCCATCTATCGCCGCTATTCTTGCAGGGAACCTTGCAGGTGCAGCAGCAGGTGTTACTGGTGCTGCAGAAGTAGGTGCAGCAGCAGATTCAGTAGGTATGGCAGCAGACTTGGCAGATGCCGCAGCAACAGGTGGAGAAGCAGGGACTGCCGCTGCTCGTGCAGAGTCCGCTGCTAATGCAGCAGCATCTTCTTCTACTAAAGCAGGCAACGCTTTTAAGTTTATTGAAAACCTGACTAGCAAGGTAAACCCAATTGGTCCTGCCTACCGTGCATTAAAAGCAGTAAACCGTACTGCTGGTTCTGTTCGCATGAATACCTTCTACCAGTTGGTACAAGCACAGGCAAAAAACGATAACCCTGACCTTTGGAACAAAACTGAAAATGGAACTGTAATTCTTGCTAATGGTCAAAAGGCTGACCTTGGTCAAGAGACACTTCAATTCTTTGAAGGTCCAGGAAAGGGTGGGGCGTTCTTTGGTTTCACTTCTGGATTAGTTGACATTTACGCTAAGTTTATTGGTACTGACCCTGTGGGTGCATTGGGAACAAAGATTTCTGAGGCACGTACATTAGGTCTTGCACCAAGACTTGCTAACCGAATGGTTCAAGTAAACGACGCAATTCGACATGCTTCTGAAAACGGAACACGTTTTGGCAAAATGTTGGAACAAGGTCTTGGCAAGAACACATTAGGTAACATGTCTGTTTTCCTGCGTGGTGTTGGTGTCCAAACTGGTGATGATTTACGTGCATTAGCAAACCGACCTTTTGTCGACCGTGCACTTCGTTTTATGGCAGACAACAACGCTAGTGCTATTAGGACAATGTTCCGTGCTGGCAATAACACTGCTACTTTTTCTGAACACACCATTAACAAACTTGCAGAAGCGACTACGAGAGGAGAAGTACTAAACATACTTTCCGACCTTGCTGATGGTGCAAGTCTTGCTATTACCGAAGCACCTACCATGGGCATGTACTCGTGGATGAAGGAACTTGCTGTAAATAAGTTAATGAGCAAGCAGGAACTACTGCCATCTGACTATTCAGCAATGAAGGAATACGCCAACGCTTACAAGCACGGTCCAGACCTTATGGTCAAGGACCCTTCTTACATTGCACAAGTTGATGCTGGTCTGCGTGCACGTACTTCATGGAGACTGTGGCTTGCTTCTAAGATAGTCAAGCAACCTCTCTATTTCTCCAAGACCCTTAAGGCATTTGAAGGTAAAATCATTGTTCTTGAAGATGCTAACGAATCAATTCCAGCAATTATTGACCTTGCCATAGCAGCAAGGATTCCTAGAGAACTTGCTTACTCTATGGGTGATTACTTAACTCAGGCTTTGGAATACGGTGGCATTCAAGAATTCACTAACGCTTACCGCAATGTTGTTTATCACATGGTGATGCGCAACGCGGTGGGTGGACTACGTCGTACCGAGTACGACCTTATTGCTAAGTCAATTGAAGATTATTGCCACGAGCAGGTTTATTGGTTAACTGGTCTCGACGGTAGTTCAACAGAAACTCTTTATTCTGCTCGAGGAAGTTCAAGCGGTGACTTTGACACAGGCGTTGATTTTAATGGTAACAAAAGCAAACACGCAATAACCAAGTCACAAACTGCTGACCTTCGTATCCCAATGCCTCGTGACCTTGACCGTCTTGCTTACCACATCAACGAACAAATTATTCGTATGACTCGTGAAATAGGTAACATCCACGACGCCAACCTTAGTGAAAAAGCAGTTAAAGAAGTAGCCCAAGAAATGAAACTTACCATCGAGGGTTCTTCAAAGTTTAGAAACATTATTCAGCCGTACCGTGAAGCAATTTTTCAAAGTAAAAATGAAGAAAGACTTATTCACCTTGAGGGCTACCGACAAGGAACCAAAGATGTTGAGAACGCTCTTCGTGAAGCATCTTCAATAGAAGGACCAGCACACGAACAGTACGCCAGGGCGCACCAGTACATTTCTCAACTACGTAATAACTACGACAAGAAGTTGGCGGACGCCAGGGAGTCTTACGAAGTTCAAGGTGTATTGGAAGACAACCCTCACACCAAAGCAATCATTGAAAATTACAACCGTGTAACTGACAGAGAAATTCAGCACCTCGAAGGACAACTTCTTGCTGTTCACGACCAACTGATGTCAATGAACATCATGATGACCCGTGACGTTATGAAGAAAGAAGAACTTAAGAACTGGGCACAGTTGCGCTCAGGCATTGAAGGTCGCCAGACAGATAAAAAGATAGTTCAAGAATTTGCTGACCGTTTGGCTAAACAACGTGAATCAGTAACCGGTCTTCGAAGCAACTGGCAATACCTTATTGACGGCATGAACAAAACACTAAGTGCAGTGTTCGTTCCGTTGGCACTTCTTTCAGGACGTTGGGCTATGCACGTTGGTGTTTCTGAAGCAACGCTTAACGCTTTGCGCCTTGGTGGTTTCAACATGTTTGACGCTCGTCTGGCCCAGTCTATTGTCAAGCATGAAAAAGAGACTACGGTCTTTATGGAGAAACTCAAAGAGCAGGGCGACCTTAAATCTATCTTTAAGGACATTGGTAAAAATGTATTCGCTCAAGAATACAAGAGTGCTATACAGGACACTCGTACGATGTTGAGCCACAACCGTATCCTTATTCGTAACGTTACCGCAGGTGTTCTTACTGGTATAGAAAAAAGCATGATTAAGGGTTGGGACGAAGAGAAGTTAGGTCGTTTGGTTTCAGACACTGCGACTCTTATCATGGCCCATGGTGGTCAGCACTATGCCAACCCTATGGGAGTACACCATTCTTCTGACGTAATCCTTGACCCTTTCACCACTATGAACGGCGACTTGTCGGATGCTTACCGTATTACCCCAACGGGGAAAATGATAAAGACCAAGGCGACGCCAACAATGAAGCACGTCCCTATGGACCCCCAGCATTTGGGTTACCCTAAAGTTCTTACACAACAAGTAGCACGTTTAGCAGAAGACACTCCATCAGCGGCTGCTGCACAAGTCATTAAGTCTTTGTCCAATCAAAATTTTGGTCTTGAACGATGGACTGAAGAGTGGCACAGAAAACTTCTTACGGAAGTTTCTAAAGTTATTCACCGAGAGCACGTTCTTAAAATGTCTCCCGAAGAACTACAACAACTGAAATCTACCTCTACTGTTCTTAACGACACTACTTACTCTGCATGGTCACCTGAGATGAGGCAGTTGGCAACACGGATTGGTCCAACAGGTTTGGTGCCAACAAGGGAAGTAACAGGACCAGCAGAAGGCATTATTGCACGTACGGGCGAAAGCACTGCAGGCATGACTATGCAACAGGCTTTTGAAGATGCTGCATTAAAAGACCACGCTACTCGCATTGCTGCAAACGTTCTTAACACCGTTACCAAAAAAGACGGTGCTAAGTGGGGCTTGCACGACAACCTCCTAAACATGATTATTAACAACAATGTTCCATCAGAAAAGGAAATGGCAAGCCTTGTAAAGCGCATGGGTGGAACAGCACCAAAGGGTATCCCAGGTAAAGACTTCGTTGACATGAGTTGGCGTAAACTTTCTTCGCTTCCAAATCTTATTTCCCGTGTTGCCGAACTGGGTCACGAAAAAGTTCTAGGACCAATTGTTAACTACATGGTTCGAGACCCATTGTTTGCCCTTGAATACCACAACCAGATGGAACTAGGACGTGAACTTGTTAAGGCTCGTGTGCTTAATGACATCAACGTTGAGTCATGGGCTTCTGAGCAAGCCATGCAGCGGATGATTCGTTTTGTTCACAACCCAAAGGACAAGGCATGGTTTGAACACAACATGCGTGTTCTGTCACCGTTTTACTTTGCACAAAACCAAGCATGGCGACGTGCATTCCGTCTCGGCTCAACTGACCTTGGTGCTTTTGAGCGTTACCTAAAGATTTGCCTTGGTGCAACAAACTACATTGCCAAAGTTAACCAAAACGGTACGACACCTAGCATTGGAATTCCAGGTTCTCAGTTAATGGGTGGCATATTAGGTCTTGATTTTAACATGACTGGTAGCCCAGGTTCTTTTCAATCTATGTTTCCTACTGGTGACGAATCGGGAATTGGAATGCTAGGCAACATTGTTCGCCCAACAGCAGGACCTTACGTTTCGTTTATTGCCAAGGGTATCGAACAGGCTTTTGCACCTCATAGCGAACTTGCTAACAAAATTGTTATTGGTCTTATTGGTCAGGTAGGAGCAAATTCTACATTGCTCAACGACGTTTTGCCATCAACAACACTTCAAGGCTTCATGCAGATTATGACCAACGAAGTATTTCACAACAACAACGGAACTGTTGCTTCTGTGGAAAACGAAATCATTAACAACATGGCTGAGCAGCAGTGGCGTGAACTACGCAAAGAATACGTTGCAAAGGTTTCCAAAGACCCAAGATGGGCTCTTTTGTCTAAGGGTGACCAAGCCATGCTAACTCGTGGAGCAACCGACACTGCTTATGCCCAATGGTTACACGACCCTATTGCACAGGCTAAATTCATGGAAGATGCACACACTAAAGCAGTAATGATGATTGCTACCAAAACCATCCTTAACTTTGTGAGTCCAGTCGCACTATCTTTGAACGCCGCTTTCTCATTCCAGCCGCAACTAGATGCAATCATGAAAGAAAAAAATGCAGACGGTACCCCTAAGTACACGTTGTACGAAGCAATGGACAAATTTGCTACTTTGTACCCTGACCACGTATACGACCTTGTAGCACACACAACATCTGCTGAAGGTAACTTTCCTGAAACACAGAGTGCTTTTTCTTTCATAGAAGCAAACCCTGAATTGGTTGCCAAGTATGGATATGCAACGGCAATGTTGATTCAACGTGACTCTCCATTCAGTTCAAAGGCTGCTCAATTGGAGATGCGTCTTGGTCTTCGTAACCGTCAGGCTCCAGCAGACTACATGAAGGCAATTAACTTTGCTGCAGGTAACGACTGGTACTACCAATACGCTAAACCTCAACTGCTTCAAGACCCTAGGTACAGGGCACCTAATGGAATTGATTTGAACTACAACGGTTCTAAAGAACTTGCTGCTATGGCAAAGGGTTACGGAAAATTAAACCCTGACTGGTACACGGAGTTTAAGGGAAGCACCAAAGGCAGTATAGCCTTTGACACTTTTACTC